CAAGTTGTCAATCGAGGAGGACCGACTCAGAGTTCTGTAACGCTGTAGATAAGGACTTTATCGTGGTCCTACGCATCGGCATACCCATCGACCCGTTCTCTGGTGGATCAACAGCTACTAAACCTAGACGCTGGCGAGCACAATCAAGTGCAAGGAACGCTGCATCAGCAAGGTCAGGACTCCTACCAAAGCGGGATTTAAATTCTGGCTTAGACTCGATCTTCATCCTGAGCCCACCGCTTTTAACCATATCATAATTCCTTGCCGTGATCTCTTGTGCTAAGTCAGTCGTGATTCCGAATACCTGCTTCGTTCTCATCAATTCTTTGCCCACGAACCACAGTTCAGATACACGGTTCACGTATAATTCAGAACCAATCTTACTACTGTTCGCACTAACACGTTTGTCACTAGCCTTCCCACCGAAAGAGATCCTCATAAATTTGTGAGACCACTCACCTGCAAGCACATCACAGAAGGGAGCACCAGCTCCAGTAGCATCAACACTCACATTCTCAGGTAGGATCTTTCGTTTGATGCACTGGTCTTTGATCTGTTGAACAATCTGGTAGGTTCGGGGAACAGCTTTATTTGTGGCATCATCGTTGAGGTGGATGGCCTCGCCGAACTCAATGACATACTGACCCGTGTGATCATATCCGCACTTCGCTGTGTATAGGATCGTTCGGTCTCCCCCGTTGGTGAATGCGGGGTCAATTCCACAGATGTTGACGGGCGTTCCCTGCCAGTTCACTTTACTCATTGCCCCACTCGCAGCGAGTTCGCTCTCCGAATAGATACCAGTTGTCTCGTCGCTATCGAAGAAGACCGCTCGAACCATTCGCATATACCCCCGACTCTCGACCCCTAACAGAGCCTTATCCTCTGCCAGTTTCTCTGCCGTTGGTAGCCACGGATAGATAACCTCACCCGCAAGGATGTTGGGACTACGCTCACCATCAAGACGAATGTATTTGCCGTGCCATTTGGTATCCCATTCATCGTCGATATTAGTATCGATTCCATCCCATCCATGTTTGGGAGTAGCCCACTCACCGAACGCATCGAAGCGAGAGTTAGGGTTACTCATACCAATCATTTGGAAATACGGGTTCTTCGACAAGTTCGTCAGACCAGCATTCAAAATGGCAGATGATAATTCAGATAACTCGTCCCCGATTAGGAGGACCCTTTTTTGTTTGATACCGATGAACTTACCAATCGCTTCTTTCGTCTTGCTCTTTTCAGCAGCAATAAGAGACAGACCAGCTCGCTCAATGAGTGTGCCTTTTTCATTTATGTATGCAGCGTTGCCTATTGAATCCCGAATCTTGATCGGTGCTCCATCAATCACGGACAACAAAGACATGACTGATCCCCAAATCCTTTTGCGTGCCTCACGAAGCGTGGTTGAAGTCATCAGGACCAAGGTATCAGCAGGCTGTGATAGCCAGTTGATGATACCCCAAGCAGCCATGGTATGTGATTTACCTGATGAAGCAGACCCACCGACAGCAAGATACCTATTCTCGATAGCAGCACGAATCATATACGTGGCCCACGGATGGCGAACCATGAGTGGCTCAGGTAGATCCTCGTTGTTCCATAACTCATCGCAACACCTCCAGAAATAATATTCCTTTGCAGATGGAGATTCATGGTTTGCAAATCCAAATAACAAAGCGGTTAGCATACTAGTGGGTGGGATTTGTAGTCCACCCACATCCATCCTCTTCGTCTTTGGATCTATCTTAGGCTCAAGTAACTGCTTGTGCCTTTCTTCATTTAAAGCCATAATCTGTTAATAAGATACGATGAGTTCAGATCCCAAACAAGACATTCAAGAACGTGCTGTCGAGCTTTATAATCTGGACTACACTAACATGGCAATCGCTAAAGAGCTAGACGTTCATCCTGCTACGGTTAGGCGGTGGTTTAAGAAGAGAGGAATGCCAGCACGAAAGCAGGGATATGTTCCTGTCGAGAAGGAGGAACCTAAGAAAGAAAGATCTGGTGATACCCTCGCTCAAGACATTGAACAGAACTTAGAGAACATGACAGATGAAGCAGTGCTAAGGGCAAAGCATGATGCTCGTCTCGAAGAGGACTCTGCTATGCTGGAGATTGCAGAGAGCCAGAGCTCGCCAGCAGATAAATACCAACATTACATTGCTGCCGCTGGAATCAAACTTCTTCGAGACAGCATGAAGAATTTAAAAGGTCCTAAGACGGTAAGAGAACTGTCAGAACTAGATCAGTTGATCCGTAGAAACTTAGGACTAAATGCAAAAGGTGGTGGGGCAAGCAAGATGTCAATCGACATCTCGATCCTCAATAACAAGAAAGCAGACCGTGGTAATGGGGCCATCATAGACATCGAACCTAATGATCAATAACTTCGATAATTTTTCATGGGACTACGACCCCAATAAAGACCCATACAACAAGCGTCTTAGGGTTGTTGGTTTCGACTTTGAAACCAAAGGCATAACTGACACTGCATATGATGAAGTAATCTTTCTAAATCAACTAGAAGATGCACTACTCGGTGTGATCGAACATTCTAATGGGCCTCCTGCGGCATGTTATTCTCAATCTGTTTCGCTCCAGATCCTTAAACGTGAGCATGGTTTGTCAGATGATGACGCTAAGTTTGCGATTCAGGAATTAATCAAAGCTGATTTAGGACCAGCATCTCCTTGTTTTTTAGACACCTCGATTGTTGCGAATGACTAAACTCTTTCCAGATAGAATCTTAGTTAAGAATCCTTCGGTGATTATCCGAAGAGAAGATCCAAAGAAAGACGATTTCTATTTTGAGACCCGTCAGTTAAGCGGTCTTTATTACCGTGTGATTCCTTCGAATGGAAAGGAAGTTTTCTTTTTGCAAGGGTTGCCAAAAAATGTTTTTGTATATGTCCCCGCCGAAGGCAATGGGCTTATACTAACACTGAATTTGTTTTGATCGTTGGAGTAGATAATGGATTAGATGGCGGTTTGTGCGCTATCTCCGAAGACGGTCTTGTCATCGACAAGATTGTCATGCCCACAAAATGGGTGCTGAAGAAAAGAGAGATCGACACTACACAAATAAAGCAGTGGCTCCTTTTTTTAAACACACCGTTTTTGCTTGCTGTTGAGGAACCATTAGCGCACGCAAAGAGTTCTCAGGCGATTAGATCCATGGCTCTTTCGTTTGGTAAATTGTGCGGGATGGCTGAGACAAGCGACTTCGAAATGTGCAGAGTGTCTGTTCATAAGTGGCAAAAGAAGATGCTAGGTTTTGTTCCGAAAGGAATGACAAAAGAGAAAGCAATCAAGAGGGCGCAGCAGCTTGCTCCAGATGAATGTTGGACCAAGAATAAACGCTGCCGAAAGGCCCATGATGGAATGGTTGATGCCTTTCTAATTGCTACGTATATCTTAAAAACTAAAAAAGTTTGAAAAAAGTATTGACCCTCATTGGCGGCTAGATAGAGTGCCGACCATGAATCAACCTGATCATGCGAATCGTGGGCACGCAGAATTCAGCCCATCCCAATTAAAATACTTAGCTGGTTGCTCCGGCTATCATGGTAAAGACGGAACCTCTGCGGCTGCCGAAATGGGCACTCGCATCCATGAAGCAATCGAGATTAACGATCCGACTGCTCTGCAAAGCGAAGAGGAAGTTTCGATCTTTAATGAAATCATTTCAGATCAAACTGAATACCTAAAAAACTATCGGGAAAACAGAAGGCTTACTGAAGAGCAAGCCGAGATTGCTCTCGACATTGAACTCAACGGAACGAAGACATGGGGAACTTGTGACTACCTCTGCATCTTTGATCATGTTGATGCTGTGCTTATTGATTACAAAACAGGGATCAGTAAGATCGACACCCCTGCCAAAAATTTTCAAGCGAAGGCTTACACCGTAGGTCTTTTCCAAAAGTATCCCGAGGTGACTATGGTAGAATTTGTTTTCTTTATCCCTCAAAGAAATGAAATTCTAAGAGATTTCTTCTACCGTGAAGATCTAGATGATTTAATTTTAGAACTATCCGCTGTAGTTCTCCGTGCTGAAAAGACTCGACCTAAATGGCAAGGAGGAACTCCTGATCTAAATGATCTCACGCCAACAGTGGATTGCCGCTTCTGCCGATATGAAGACGTATGCCCCGCATTAGGAGGGCTTGTTGTCGAAGTGGCTAAGAAAGTAAACCCACACCTCCCTGATGTGGACTTGGATGAAACTGAAGATCCAGAAGTGATTGAGCAGCTATGGCAGATCAGCCGTATCGTTAGTAACTGGTCTGATAGATTTAAAAAGAGAGCCGTCAAGTTAGCGCAAAATGGCCTCGAACTACCTACCCTCCGTTTGAGATCTATGGGTAGTCGTAAAAGTATCAACGATAATAAAAAGTTTCTCGCTATCGCAGAGGATTACGGTATGTCGGTTGACGATATTATGGAGCAACTAAGCATACCATACAGTAAAGTCGCAACCGCTGTAGGTTCGAAAGGAGAACGTGGTCAGAAGAAGGCGGCAGCAGCAAACTTTAAAGATGCCTGTGAAGATGCGGGTATCATTGACGAATCAACCCCTCGCTACACCTTGACATAAGTCGAGGGGTGTAACCAAAAAAAAAACAGAACAAAACATATGAGTAATAAAATTACTAAAGCACAAAGCACCACCCTTGCGGTCAGTGCATTCGAAGCAGATATTGAGTCAGCCGACATTGATATTCCTCGCATCAACATCGTCCAAAAGGCATCAGAGATTTATGATGCTGAGGGTAACCTAGCCCCATTTGGTAGTGTTGTTGTAGATAAAACTTGGGTCATTGCCAAAGGTGAACAGGAACTTCGGGCGATCCCCCTCGTAGCTTCGAAAGCATGGAGAGAGGATATTCCATATGACATGGAACAGTCACCTCGCATCGTAGGATCCCTCGCCGAAAAGCGTGAGCTCGAAAGAGAATCCGAGTTTAAGGTGATCGAGTTCGCTGAAATCTCACTCCTGATCAAAGGGACTGAGGATGATCCAGAAGCGTTCCCCCTTCCAATCGGCAAGGATTATTATGCTATCGGAAGAATGAACGTAGCCAAGGATGCTTATCGGCAGACTTTCAAACGCTTGTTTACCTTCAACACTTTTAATCCAAATGTTGGAATTCATACTCGTGAATGGAATTTCAAAAGCACAGCTCTTACTCGTGGCAAATATTCTTGGTATGCCCCACATCTTGCAGTCAGCTCCGATGAGTCTTCGAAAGAAGCTCAGGAATTCGTTGAACGCTTTTTAGGATAACGTCATGGAACTAGACCCAAGACACGTCATAGAGACAGAGATCAAATCTATGAAAGAGACGATCCAAAAGCTTGAGAACATTCTGATCAATACAGAAACTAGTCTCGCAGCTAATAAGATCCTCTTACAAGGATTAGAGGACAATCTGTCTGCACTCCCTGAGCAATCGGAATTTGAAATTGTTGAGGATTAAAAAGCTCGGTATTGCGGCGGGGCTATGTGCTCTGGTCATTTTCATCGCCAAAGGGTAACCGCATAAAAGCCCTTAACAATAATAGCCCTACCTCCTGACGAGTGTGCATGATTATAATCAGGGGGTAGGGCACTTTTATAAATATGTCTGAATACATTTACGCAGTCGATTTTGAGACTTACTACGACAAGGAGTGTTCGATAAGAACTCTCGGACCACATGGATATTTTTCTCACCCGAGCTTCGATGCCTATATGGTATCTGTAGTAGGAACTGATGGAACAAACTTCGTTGGTCACCCTAAAGAATTTGATTGGTCATTATTGAATGACAACATTGTCCTTTCACACAACGCATCTTTTGATGAGAGCCTATACTTGTTTGGAATAGGTAAAGGTTGGTGGGATTCATGCTCACCTAAAGAGTGGCATTGCACCGCCGACATGGTTGCGTATTGTAGATTACCCAGATCACTTAAAGGCTCTACAGCAGAACTATTTAATCTGACTGTCGATAAATCTACACGAGACAATATGTCAGGTAAGAGGTGGGAAGATATGTCTGAAGAATTTAAAGCAGAGGTTAGCGAGTATGCTTTAAAGGATAGTGAGCTGTGTTTAAAATTATGGGAAACGCTTAAAGATAAATGGCCGCTACACGAGCGGGAGATCAGCCGAGTCAATCGTAAGATCGTTCAAACAGGTTTGCCTATCGACATAGAGCTGCTGCATAAGCAGTTAGAAGAAATTAAAATAAAGCTTTATGATGCGGAGATGAGTATCCCTTGGCTACATCAAAAGCCGTTGCTAAGTAGGGCAGCTTTTGATGAACAATGCAGACTCGTAGGATTAGAGCCACCAGTAAGTCTAGCCGAAGGAGATGAGAAAGCGGAAGCGTGGATTAAAGAGAATGAAAAGAAACACGCTTGGATTAATGCCACAAAGAATTACCGTAGGATCAATAGTCTTCGTCGTAAACTTGAAAGCTTTGATATGGCCACCATGCCGGACAAAAGGTTTTATGGAGGCTGTATGTATTTCGGGGCGCACACCGGACGATTCTCTGGATCAGGAGGAAACGTGAACATTCAGAATCTTAACAGATCAGACTTGTTCGGAGTCAATCTTAGAAACATGATAAGTCCTGATAAAGATAAGAGACTTGTGGTAGTTGACCTTTCACAGATCGAAGTGCGAACCTTGTGCTGGTTAGCTGGAGACAAAGTGATGCTGGATGAGATTGCCAACACTGATGACATCTATGAGGCATTCGCGATCCGGTTTGATTTGTGGAAGCCAGAGAACGGTAATATGAAAAAAGAAAACCCCGCTCTTAGGCACTCAGTTAAAGCAATGGTTCTTGGTTGTGGTTATGGAGCAGGTATTCCTAGATTTGCTGCTATGGCGGGTATTAGTGAAACAGATGCAGCATCACAGGTGCATCGTTACCGGACCAAAATGAAAAAAATTAAAAAGCTATGGTCTGACTATAACGCTGACATTGAGGGGTCACACCTAGCAAACGAACAATTACCTACTCCATTTACTGTTACGTTACCGAGTGGTAGGGTGCTAGATTATGGTGTCCTACAAAAGTGGTCCAGATTCGGTAAGAGTGAATACACAGGTAAGATTCCAAAGAATGGAAAGGCTGCCACCATTAGATTATGGGGTGGGTTAGTAGCCGAAAATGCTTCTCAAGCTTTAGCACGAGACATATTTTCAGATATGCTTGTGCGGGTATTTAATAAAGGGCATAAAATTATCATGCACGTCCATGACGAAATGGTTGTAGAAGTTGAGGCTGACAAAGCACAAGACACCCTCGACGATATGATCAATATTATGTCTACGCCACCGCCTTGGATTCCAGACATTCCACTTGCAGCGGAAGGATCAATTCTAACAAGATATGAAAAATGAAATACAAGTATATTAAAAACCTCAAAGATAAGCACTGCCGCACAACCAGTGACATTTCAAAAATCAAAGTCGGAGAAAAGCCGACATTCAAAAGCAAAGCATTCTATCGGGAGTGGTGTGCTAAATCGGACACCGATCATTGTTTCTACTCTTTGTTTGAAGGGCTTTCACCAAGGGCTCGTATCGAAGGGGAGAATAAAATCGCTAAAATCTACGGTATTGTTTTAGACTTTGATGCCCCACCAGATTGGAATAACATCGACGACATCATCGCGGCTAACTGTCCTAAAGCGATGCCGACATGGAGGTCCAGAACTCAAAGCGGATATATTCGTTTGATCATGGAGTTCGAAGAACCGTTATCGATTGACCATACTTTAGTATCTACATTTTTACGCAGCTTAAAAAGCATCTTACATTATGATAAGATCTTAGCTGGATACGATAGTAAATCGGAGCAGCCCTCACAATATTTTGAGTTGGGAACCGATTGGGTTCACATGGGTGGTGTAATCTCTAGCTCGATTGTTCAAACAGCTTTGTTTAAAGCAGCTAAAGAAAAGCCTCCCGAATCTACGGACACATCGATACCAATCGAAGTAATCGCCGAAGAGGTTGAGAAGAGATACCCTAATCGCTGGATTGGAGATTTTGAAGTCGGTGCTCGTGGTCCTTTGTTTTGGATTGATGACGGTATTGATAGAGAAGGCTGTCAGGTATTCGAAGATGGCATGATCGTTTATTCAGATCGTGATCGAGGTTGGCTTACATGGCGTGACATCTTCGGTCCTGATTTTGTTCAGCAGTTTGAAGAACAAAAGATGGGGGATCTTCTGGATGAGTATTGGTTCAATGGCCGCCAGTTCTTTAAACAACACGACGATGACACAGCGAAAACAATACCACGGGATCAGTTAGTCCTCGAACTTCGTCAGCGTGGATTTAAACCCAAACCTAAGAAAGGAGAATACGTCTCTGAGGTTGATGCAGCCATCATTCTTATAAGCAATCAGAATCGCATAGACGAAATCGCTCCTGTAGTTTTCCGAAGGAATACACGGATTGTCCCCTTCAATGGACTAAAGATTCTTAATAGTGCTACAGTCGAACCCATTGAACCTGCGGAGAATGGTGACTTTACCGAGTGGCCTTTCTTGAATGGATTCTTTGATCAGTTCTTTGAGGACTCAAAAGAAGTCAGAACAAAATATTATTTCTTCGCTTGGCTACAGCGATTCTATAAAGCGTTCTACTACAACAGAGAGGATCAAGGGCAAGCGTGTATTCTTGTCGGACCTGCCAAGCGTGGTAAGACTCTGCTGTCTAATAAAATTATTGCCTCTCTTGTCGGAGGGTTTGCAGATGCGAGCGATTATCTTTCTGGAGGAACCAAATTCAATAAAGACTTGGGTCGTGCAGCCTGTTGGGTGATCGATGATACCGTATCGGCAGCATCATTCGCGGATCAGAGGAAGGCAACCGAACTCATTAAGCGTGGAGTAGCGAATCCTAAAATTCAATTCATGGCTAAGTATGCTGATGCAGTAACCTTGCCTTGGGCTGGACGGATTATCCTATCCCTGAACGATGACCCAAACTCCATGAGCGTGTTACCGACTATGGATTCAAGTAACAGGGACAAGATCATGGCATTCAAAGTTTCAGAAAAACCTTTCGCCTTCCCACCTAAGCAGGAGTTAGAAGCCAAGATCGACGAAGAGCTTCCCGCATTCGCTAAGTTCCTAATGGATTGGAAACCTCCAGTTGAAGTATTGGATGACGACAGATTCGGAGTGAAGAGCTTCATTGATCAGAGCATCAGCTATGCTGCGTATGATAACTCTAGCCGATCACAAGTCGCAGAGCTAATCGATTACTTTGCAAAAGCATGTCGTGAGCAGAACACTGAGATGCGTGAGTGGCGGGGGACAATTACTGAGTTCCAAGTTGCTCTACATACTTACAACAATGGCCGCTCATTAGGGGCTTCAAACAAACTTGAGTTCGTAAGAAATGGTCTGTCTCATTTAGAAGACGTTGGTAAGTCTGATTCTGGTGTCCGACCAATCAAGTCAATAGGAAAAGGATCTGGTAAGGTGTGGATTATCGATGTCACCCAGAGTTATGACATTGATGCCGATGAACTTATTTCAGCGAGTTCGCTCGCCGAAGCGTAGAGATTTCTACATGATACCCATTAACCTTATACTTGAATCCATAAGCGTCCGTTTCACCTCGACGTTTATAATTCTTACCACACTGTATGGCAGATGCTGGGGCCCATCCAAGGACCCAAACTTCACTCAGACTCTCGTGGACTCGTGTGAAAAAATATGTAGATGCTTTTAACTGTTTTGTTTTAGAGCAATTTACTGATGCAGTAAAATCTGGTTGGGGTGTGGTCTTACATTTCTTTGACTTAACATCTATGGTTCGTTTGCCTAGTTCGTAGTCATGAGTGTAAGACCCACCTCCAACATATGTTGCTTCAGGGTATAATTTTTCGAAAGCAACTTCCCCTAAAAACCCCACCATTCTTCCAGCACCTTTAGTGAATGAGTTGTCTTTAACTCCTAGCTTTTCCGCTCTTATATAAGCTTCTTTAACATCATCAGCGTTGGGTCTAAATAGGAGCATACTGCTTCCTTTCACTCTACTGAATTGCGCTGGTAATTTTCTTCTGCTCATTCTAATCGTTTTAATAGTCGCTCGTAAGCGGGAAAGAAGACCTCATCCATACATCGGACTACGGCCTCCTGCTCAAAGTTCTCACAGAAACCTACGCCTGAGATACAAAGAGAGGCTTCCATAAGTTCGTGTCTGAGAGTTGTTAGAGTTGTGTGCTCGTCCAGATCATCGTGGACAAAAATCATTTTACGAGCATGACTATAGAAGCCATAGCAATCGTCGTCGGATAGATTGGCTTGTTTGATCTTTACGGTCTGACCAGCGACACGGATAGTTTTTGGAAGCGTCATCTACCATAATACTGATTGATGCCTTCAGCGATGACGGCAGCGAGCTTAGACAAATCTGATTGCATCAAAGCAACGTCAGATGGATTGGACCCAAAGAAAGGTTCGGCTATAACAGCCGGACAAGGAGTCTTACGGAGAAACATAGAACCACGACTACCTCTACCTTTTGGTTTTAGACCCCTAGCTTTTAATTCAGGATACGCCTCCTGCATTTCTTTATCGAAGCATCGTGCAAGTTTAAGACCTCCCTTACTAGTCCCCCAATACAACCATTCATGTCCTGTAGCTGTAGGACCAGCAGAGTTGAAATGCAGTTCGACACAAGCGGTAACTCCATCCTCTCTCATCTTTCGAGAGACATAGTTCATCGCACCAACATAACTTGATGCTTTGTAGTCATCATAGATCAAAGCACCAACACGAAGGTTGGCGAGAATCATAGGAATAAGGGAGCTGTTAAACTCGTGCTCACTAACACCACTCGTGTTTACTGCACCCTGATCCCCGTGCCGTGAATGACCAATCGCGATCCCAATCATTTCTTTATGGGTTGTATATAATATCTTCCGTCTTTTCCTTTGACGTATTGTTTTCCTATCGACTTGGCATAATCAAGTTCATGACCTATAGTCTTATGGCCCATGCCTTTTAAAAGCATCCCCTCGTGGGAACTTGGTTTATGTTTAAACCAATCAGACTTACTTGGGTCTTTGGGATCATCATGCCAGACCCATGCCTCAAATGCCCCTTCATTAAGCCTTTCAGGAACATTCTTTTGCCCAATAGGTCTATCCGTTGGTTTGGGCATCGTCAAAGGAAACCGCTTGGCGAGTTGTGCACCAGTAGCTTCGTCGTAACCATCACCGTCAGGATCAAATGGTCTAGCGATAGCAGCAGCTAAGTTCGCAGCTCTGGCTGAAGCCTTCTTAGCTTCGGCCATTCTCTGGTTTACTCTGTCTATATACGACTCAGCCATACAAGTTTACTATTTATCTCTTAACAATATATAAATGTAAACTATTCCAACCGCGATACCAGAAATTAGTGAACCAATTCTGAGCCAATATTCTAGCTGTTCTTGGTAAGAAAGGATTGCAGCCATGACTGGCGTAAAGCACCCAATAATAACATCTACAAATCTTTGGCTCATCATTTTGCTCCTATAATAATTGCTCGTTGGTAAGAATAGTCGGAATGAAACTTGTGGTCTTTGCGTCCAACTAACGTTCCCTCTTTGAATTGATACGTGGTTCCTTCTACAAGAGTCACGGTTGGGGGATCATATAATGCGCTGCTGTTCACGGTTGAGTCGCTTCGCAAGCCGCTCGATCCGCAGCTTTGCAGTAGCAGACCCATCCCGAGCAAGCCTATCAATCTCATCTTCAATTTCATCAATGTATCTTCTTTGTTTGAGACCGACGTAAGCTACGTATGCTTGGGCAACAGCGGTCAGGAGCTTAATCATTTCTTAGCTTTACCAATATTGAGGGCGAGCCATTCAATGACACGATAGATCTTGCGAACAATCGAGTCGTCAGTAGGGGTTGGCGTAAGGGCACAAAAAGCAGAAGCCGCAGCTACAATAGATGTAGCAACAGCGAGGAGTTGATCTTTATTAGTAAGGATATAGTCGAGCATGGTTATAGCATATTAGGGATTCGAGAGCCTGAGCCAGATGGATCAAACTGGATGGTTGGTTTAGCGGCTCCACGGTAAGCATCAAGTTCCTCCTCAAGAAGAATTCGACAAACCCCCCAGTGGTAGTTCGCACGTTCAAGATCTGCGTTGTCTTCTGCAACAGAACCAAGTAGACCGTGCTTAATAGCATTCAGATTACTTGGCCTTACAATATCATAAGAATTTATCAGAGGAACAAACTGACGTTTGACAAGAAGTCGCATCGTCTTCTTAGTATTGTATACATCGTTACCCATACGATAACGACGATATGAATTTATTTTGTTAGCTTCCTGCACAACCGCTAATTCAAGCGTGTCTGTAGAATCCTCAGAGTTTACAGCGACAACACGAACAGGATGTTTGAGATCCGAATCACCATTACGAATCTCTGTAATTTTTGTAAACAATGTGCTGGCATATGAGACGGCAGAAGTTCCCGTTTCAAAATCAATCTTCTTCTGAATAGCTACGGGTGTGCTGCTATTGTCTAAACCTGATACAGTAATTGCATCTACGCTAGATCTAGCGATCTCTGTATTTGGAGCAATAGGCTCGACTCGAATATAGTAAGTTTTATCTTCCTCTAACTCATTGATAGCGGGGGCCATACCGTCATCAACAATACCGTATTGATAAAGTGTAGTTCCATCTGCATTGCGGCCAGTCGTCCTGTAATCGTGGAATTGTGCCCTAGCCTGAGCTGGATCGTTATCAATCAGTGCAGAAATAATTGATTCTGCATCTTCTGGCAATGTAAAATTCTGATCCGTGCTAGAAATTGTGGTCTCATACGTCAAATCCCGCCACATACCCATCGCATACAAGCGGGGTAAAACCATATTTAACTGTTGAATAAACGAAGATCCTACAGATTTGTAGGAGGAAAGGGCCTCTTCAACGCCAGCTACCGTTAGTGTGGGCATACCGTATTTTACGGTATCCTAAACTAATCGTCAAGACCACGCTATATCTAGTCCTGACACCCAGTAATCTCTGTAGTCGGACATTGAACGACATCTAATTCATCACCAGATGATGATCCTGATGCTGGTTCTACATATTTATCCCCCTCACTGTATTGCCAAACATTTGCGGACTGGTAGTTAGTGAGAACACTTGTTGTGCTAGTAGATGTAACGACCGTAAGATCAGAATCATCTGCGGCCCCCTCCAGCACCTTTACTGTAGGTAATGTCTGCACTACGTCTGTCACCCCAATAGTTGTAGTCGGTAAACTCTTGACGACAGGAGTTGTTCCAACCGTAGTCGCATCATAGACAGTAACTGTTTCTGACACGGAGGTGTATGCGTTCACTGCCGTTCCAACATTTTGTAGAACTGTCGTCTGTGTCACAGAAGTAACGGCTGATGTAGAATCCAGTGTGGCTACCACTGTTGTTGTCCCGATTGTTTTCGATGGGATTGAGGTAACCGCATTTGTGGTTCCGGTTGAAGTGACAACATTGGAAACTTCTGGAACGCTACCTAATGCCGATTGTTCATAGGTAATATCATTAACAAAAGCAGAATAGGTAACAGAGGTAACTGCCGCAATGGTGGAAGAAGCTACAGCTAAGTCAGCCGTTCCCTGCATACTAGAGTTACATGGAGCTAAAACTGTATAATCAACACCAGAGATCGTGAGGGTAATAGCAGTCACACATAGAGAACTAGAGGCTGTAACGACATTAGCTGTATTAACTCCGGTCACTGCATTAGCGGTAGTATTTGATGTGGCGACTCCGATCTTATTAGCAGATGTCGGGATTCCAGCAACAGTGGTAGTTCCTCCTGAGGTTAAGACAGTGGTATAATCACCTACCGTTAGATTATAATCAGCTACCTGAACGGTGGCATCCTGACTGGTCAGGACGTTAGCTGTAGTCCCAGCAGTGGCAGAAGCTACAGATCCATATGTAACAGTTTTAACAACATCAACATAGTCATCTGTAGTATGAGGAACACCCGCGACAGGAGTAGCTAGTAAAGTTTTTACAGCGGAATCCGTTGTCCCTGTGTGCCACACAGACACTGTATTCTGTGCAGTTAAAGTTGGATGAGCTACCGTTATTTGAGTATTGGATTGTAAGACAGAAACTTTGTTTTCAGTAGTAGGTAACCCACTAACTGATGTTGTTCCTACTGTAGTTGTTCCAGCAGAGGTAACAACATCTGTGTAGTCTGATTGAGATGTAGGGTAGCTTACAACAGTAACAGCAGTAGCTTCCGCTGTAGTTAAAGTTGTGCAGCTTAAATTAACTATTCCATTTAGTAACCCATCCTCAAAAACTGCGACTCTCTTGTCATCGATATACCACTCCCTATGTATACCATTTCCTAAAACTTCAATAGAGTTAGAATCTGCTTTATCAAAGCCCTCCTCACCTTCTCCTTCATATCGAACACGAACCCGTGCCGTTCCACAATATGGAGAAGATAGACCAGTAGCAACTGCCTTAATTGTCCTCAAGTCTGACTGATCAAAACCTTCTTGTAGGTATGATCGAAAAATGTTTTTCCCATCCCCCACATTATTTAATTTATCATACCCCTGAAACCACCACAACGGACCACGGTGTCCTTTTACTGTGCCCCCTAACTTAGCTTGACGGCTATTATCTCCTGCATCCCATTGATACCGTTCTAATTTACCGTCTACAATCCAACAGATAGGTATCCTATACGTTCCATTAGAACCACTCCCATCTTCATCTGGTAAAATAAAGTGAACTGATTCAGGAACATCCGTCCCCTCTACGTTCTTTAGAGTATACCCACTAGTAATAACTCCCTGTTCGTTTGTCGTAAACTCTCCATAAACAACGCTGGTTGATGCACAAGAAATCTGAAGAGGCGAAAGAGCGTGAAGCTCTACACCTACGCCGTATGGATGGACTTCGTAAATATGTGCTTTCGAAATACAAATAACACCGTCCCCATTTTGATTCCAACGATAGGGCTCATGCTCAACTCGATATTGAGGCTCTATTGCTACCTGAGATGAATCATTCCGATGAGGGTTTTGAGGAATACCATCGGGTTTATCATCAGGTTTCTTTGGCTCCTTGGAATCCCCCGCATAAGTAAACCAATCATCTGGAGCTTCCTTAGAAGTTATGTCATCTATAGACCTAAGGTTATACGTCTTGTTCTGACCAAACACACGACCCGCTAAACTAGTCGTCCTGAATTTATCAGCCAGTTTAGTGATCCATTGCTTGCCTCCTTTAACTCCCATATCAGTTAGTTGGTTGGTAAATAGTATAGACAGTTCTTAGATAACCCCCACGAAAAGCTTCTTGTTCGTCTTTCGCAACAATAGAAGAAGGCCATGTGGTAAAATTCGTTGCACCCTTTGTGTAAGACAAACTAGAACTCTGATAAACAGGGTCGTTGTTTCCAACAAAAACATCTAAATTAACTGATCCATGTAAACATGGTGGGGTAACAAGTTTAAAATATGGTGTCGTTAAGTTGATGGCTTCGGGAACCATCGCCCTCGCAGTATTTGCATTTTGTGGAGATGGAGACCAACTAACAACCACTTGCGTTCTACATGGACCTGAGTATCCGTCAGGAGCAAACTCATATACATAGAATGTCGATGCTGTCCCATCATGCTTCTCCCAAACGTGTTGTGCCTGATTAGCAAATACCGGAGGCCAAGTATAATTGGATGTAGTTGTAATAGTGTCTAATGTTATTACATCCCCCGAAGCAGCACCAGCAACAAGCTCTTTATATTCAACTTGAAACCAATCAGCAGATACCTGACGACCTTCTCTAACATAAGCAATCTTATGTCCTGAGGTGTAAGGATCGTCCATCAGATTAACAGTCCAATAGTCGTTATTTCCGTCGGCCATCAACTGCTCAATCGTAGACGTTTCACCAGTCGGAATTTGTCCGTAGTAATAAAAATTAACTCTGCTCTTCAGGTTTCGACTTGAAAGGTCATCCCATTGGTTTGCATTCAAACTCTCAGGGATAAAATAAGTTTTCTGCTCTACAACAAAGACACCATCAAGTTCACGATCTCCAATTCTTTGTTGGTTACGAGTCATCAATACATAACCCTTACCTTCAAAATTTGCAGAAGCAGGAGCTGTAGGCATCGCAGCACCAGCCTGATTATCTGCTGAATCTTCCTCAAACTCAGAACGAAGAGTTACATAAGTCCGAACGACGGTATCAAACTTAACGTCGCCTAAACTCGATTGAGCATACTCAAAGTTGTAGTCATCCTGAGACGAACGAGTGTTCGCATAATAGTAGTAATAAAGCTGCCCGTTTGAATCAGCTTGAGCCACATACGCTAAGATATGGTCAGGAAAATTTACTGTATCTGGGTGGGGTGTCCCGTATGCGGGGGGTTTACGACCAACCCTCTGAGCGTCTACTGTTTCAAAAAACAGTAAGTCTTGAACATTAGGAGTTAAGAACGTCAGGACTGTCTGACGCTGCGGAGAGGGCTGATTCGTAATAGGCATTATTCTTCTTCTTTTTCACCACTGTCTTCAGCAGGTGCTGGTGAAGCGGCGATGAGTTTTTGTTTGAAATACTCCGTCGCTCCTGAAACTTTTAACCCACCTTCAGATGGATGCTTTAGGGCAAGATCAAGTAACTGGAGTAACACGTTTCTCTCTTCGATGGTTAATGTAATTGGTTCCATACGGGGTCACGTTAGACTTTCATTCTTTTGTTTTCAAGAGTTATCTTGAACCCCGCACCCTGAATCATTATTCAGGATCGGGGAGAGGATCGCCCTCTGGAATAGGAGTCAGGGTTACGGAACCATCAACCACGGTGAATTCACGGGATGCACCGACAATGGCTCTCTTGTTGAGATCCAGATCAGAAGCCAGAGCATTCAGGTCCGTAGCTGTGTTGAGATGAGCTGTGAACATGGCATCGAGGATTCCCCCATCTACCATGTGTTGTAATACAGCTTGTAGCCTATCATCTGGAAGATTCCAGAAGTTGCGGTGCGTGTCATTCAGCTTTGAGATTGCAGTCTCAATAGCCTCTTCACTCCGAACCGCATCGAGTTGGATCTGTTCAAGATCTTGTTGGAGTTGGGTTTTATTTACGATGTCCATAATGTTTATTCTGAGAAGATTTTGTAATCATACACACGGGCACGGGCGTATGACGAGCCAGAGGCGGCGTTCACAACCTCATGGGTAATGTAAGGATAGGTAGAGTTACCGTTAGCTGTTGGTCCACCAGTTGTTGATTTAGTGGTCCAAGTCGATCCGTCACCCCCTCGATCATCGATTCCTGCTTCGATGTTTCCTGATCCATCACTGTAGATATACAGTTCTTTAGTGTAAACGCTCGTCGCGTTCGACGGAATGTCAGACCAGCTACTAGCGGAGAAACTAGTTCCGTTGTGAGCAAACACCCGCCATTCGAGCGTGGTCCCTGTTCTGGAACGGATTTCAACACCAAATCCTCTGGAAACGATGGGGTTACTACCAGCAGCCTGAACACTGTTAGCACGGCCTCCGACCATGAAGCGGATCGATTGAGCCTGTGTCCCGCTCGCTAAGAACGCACACCTGAATGATACGCCGAGTTTTCTAGCAAACTCAATACCGCCACCTGACCATGATACCTCGTTCGTGATACCACGATACAGGTTGGCTTGCGCCCATGCGTTAGCAGTAGTTGTAGTTTCAGTTCGTGAGAAACAGATCGCAGCTAATGTTCCAGCGGTTCCTGATGAGTTGTAGAATAGCGGGGTGCATTGTGGGGTGAAGATACGACCAGTCTGTTTCCAGTGAATGGCTTCGTAATCATCTTGCGTTAAGTAAGACGAGTTTACGTTGGTCCACGGAACATTGACCATTGCACGCCCCGAAGAGTCTACCTGTATTCCATAGTATCTATTCGACGTAGATGTTACTGACTGAGCAGATCCACCGAGTGTGTCACTATATAACTCAATACCACCACGAACTGTTGAAGTAGCTGCCGGTAA